CATTTGTATATTTTTCAGTAAATCTACCATAGAAACACTCTTTCCTGTAGAATTATTTCTAACACAACCTACATATGACAAAGATGTAGAACCAGCATCATCTACTGATCTTACTTGGTTAGGTCTTCTTCTAGCTCTAGCTAAAATTTTACCGCCAATTTTAGTGGCTTCCCATATGTCATCTACATATCTAGTTTTTATCTTTTCATTCTTTCTAGGCTTGTAATCATCTGCAACCTGCTTCATAAAAGGCTTTTCAGGATTAAATTTATTTTCTGATAATTTAAATCTTAGTGCTTTTATAGATTTCCATTCTACAGATACTACTCTAATCTTTACCTCTTGCCCTTCTTGATACTCTACCCAATCAAAAGGATCATTGTATCTAGCTAAATCATCATACCCACCTATTTGATACATAGCCGACAACTCTTCTAAGTCTTCACGGCTAAGTTCATCTCTAAATTCATCTAATATTTCGTGATATGATAAATATCTTTCTTCACCTACCCATGATGAGTCATCTAAATAATCTGATGTAGCATTAATTTCAAATACACAATTTCTTGGATCTACTCTTCTTACGTAAGGATCTCCGTTGTGATCATATATTTTATAAAACTCTTTACCTGTAACTAGCATGTCTCTATAACCTTCTTTGAATAAATCTCTATAGTTATATTTAGACATAAGATACTCTAATCCATCTTGTGCTGTTTCTTCGACCATTTCTCTGAAATTATATTTCATATATAGGTCTATGTCTTCTGGAACCTCCATTTCTGTTACAGGAGGTAGCTCAACACCTGTTGTTTGTGCAAATTCTTTATGTATTTCGTCAGTAAGGTCTTTCATAATTAAATTAACCTTAACATCTTCTTTTCTTAGCACAGCTTCTTTATTTGTTGTACTAACTTTAACATCTAGAGGTCTTCTAAGATCTTCACCTACTAACAAATCAATCTTTGGCGATATTATAGGATAGTTTACTAAACGAGCTGGATACGCCATTCCGTATTGCTCTGTTATGTATTTAAAATCGTCTAATTCTAAATCACCATTGTATATATTATAATTTTGTACGTCATTTATTCTTGACGTTTTATATGGAGACTCAGTATAAGACATATACGAAACTACTGCGTCTACCCATTGATTACACCATTCATCATTTTTCTCTGACTCTAAAACAAATTGAGCTGGAAAAGAAGATTGACTATTTTTATACATAACTATCTAATTAATTTAGGCACACCGTTGTGGTCTAATTTATAATATTTAAATCCTATATTTTCAGGTTCTTTACTTACAGTTTTGGCTTGGATTCTATAATTATCTACATTATGTATTAAACATAATCCAAATGCAATAGCACGGTCTGTGTTTCTAGTGCCGTAATTTGCAAGTTCATCTATAAGTTCTAAGAACCAAATATCTTCAACATTTTCTCTAATGTAATCATCCATTAAATCTTCCATTAGAGCCTTTACCTGCTTATTCATGTGAACGCCATACCTGTTTTTAGTTTTTGTTCCAGGATTATGAGCAGACTCAGGTTTTTCTTTTAAATACTTGAGAGCATTCATTCTTTTGAAATAATCAAGTATTCCAATCTTAGTATATTCTACTAACATTTTAGCATTATAATATACAGCTAATTTTAAACAACCATCCCAAAAATCTTCTTTTTTTGAAGGTCTATCTGTATACTCTGCAACCACATAATCACTTGCGTGTTCTGTGTCTACAAATCTACGATAAATTATTGCACTACCCAAAGAGTCTGACGCACCCGCTTCATCCTGATCATAAGAGTCAATGCCACCTATATCTAAATCTTTATAATCTGGCTCTGGATGATGTAATATTTTGTAGGGCCCATCAGGATGTGGTCTCCATCTAACAATATAATTATCTTCATCATCAAACTCCCAATCTAAATATCCTTGCTGTATTTGACTTCTGTAGTCTTTATTGCCAAGTATTCTAGATCTTTGTGCATTTAATAATGAATTATCAAACCTTGCTGTTTTAGTATTTAGAAAAGCTTCTTGTACAGTTAAAGGATAGTTTTGTATATGCAGGTTATATGCTTCTCTATCACCAGACTTAGTTATAATCTCTCTTTCTTCTAATAAAACTTCTTCTGCTTTTTTTACTTGCTCTTCGCCTGTATCTACATTAAAATATCCATAGTACGCGCGAGATGCGGGTATGAACATAGGTATAAGATTATAAGCGTCAGCTTCGTAATACATGTCCATAAAATCTTTAGATGCTTTACTAATATCACCACCAGTACCACCCACAACAGGAACGCCAAACTGTAGGTTACCATCCATAAAACATGCTTTGGAAGACATGTATGCATTTTTAAGATGTTTAAACTCACCAGCCTCTTCAAATACCATTAAGGATACACGCTCACCTTTAAATACCTCTGGATTATCCATTGTTCTACATATAATAGTAGATTGATAACCTCCAATTTCCCATTTACCATCTTTATTCTTTTGCTTGTATCCTGACCTTAATATACCGTCTGTATCTTTTAGAAAAGAATGTTTAAAGTTAGGATGTATACCATTTAGTCCTTTTTTAGTTTTATCAAAAAAAGCATCTGCGGTAGCTTGTAATCCTGCTGCTATACCAACATCATTAAATGGATAAAAAGTATATTCATGGGCAATCATACCTGAGTTCATATAGCTAAAGCCTTTGTCTCTAGCTTTTATTACAATCATTCCTTTATTTTCTTTTTTGCAAGTTTCAAATAAGTCAAAATATTCATGATCCATTTGTCTGTACCAAGGACTAATTAAAGTTTTACGAGATCCTGTAGTTCCGTCATTACCAAGTATCTTATAGTAATTTAAATAGAAATAATATTTGCCAGATATTTTTTTCATGCCTTTAGGCTTATATCCATTTTTACACCTATCAAGCTCTTGCTCCCAATATTCTTGATAAGCTACAGATTCAGGATTTAAATCTGGATGACCATTATTTACTACGGGTCTATATCTTTGTGGATCTTTTTTTGCTTTTGGCATTAAATTAAACTAGTTAATATGTAATATACTATTAATGGAAATATTGTAGCTAACACATCCCATTTATCAAATAATCCGTAATCTAAATAATCATACACTTCTTTGGCTATGCCTACAGCTAATACTGATAAAAAGACATTAGTTTGTGACATACCCATTTCAGTAAATATTAATGCAAATATAATACCTGCCGCAGCGTGTTTATATTTATCTTTTCCTATATTTTTAAAATAATTCATATTCCCACACTAGTGTTATAGCAACATCGCCTAATCCTGTGTTGTTTCTTACAAAACTTACACCTATTTGGTCTCCAGCTGAAAACGTGTTGCCAGTTGTAAAGTCAAATGCTACAGAGCTATATGCTGTAGACATATCCGCCGTAACATTAGTCGTTACATCGTCTGTACTATTGTCATTTGTGAATACGCTAGAAGTACCATTATCTATTCTGTGAAATCTAACCTGCGCAGAACTACCGTAAGCTATAGTAGAATGTACAATAGCTTTTTTTAATATACCAGTGTAAGGCGCTATAGTTCTATGAGTAACATTAGGTGATGCTAACTCACTATTACCAATAAACGGTATCCAGTAATCTTGAGCTGCAGAACCAGCTGCTCCAAAAGTAAACGTATGATGCGTAGTAGATATTTGTCTTTGTACACTACCAGTTAAAGCTATGTTACCCGTAACCTCAACACCTGTAGATGTTGTTTCAAGTTTTTTAGAGTTATTGTGAAATATTTCTACTCTATCATCACTGTAACAATTTATATAATTTTCTCCAATAGCGTTTTGCAAGTACAGGTTATTAGCCATTACTTTTAAATTACCCGTACCAACGTCTTTTATATAACTATTACTACCATCGTGATATATTTGTAGGTCAGTAGAAGATCCTAATCTAATAGCAGAATTGTCAGGCATATTCAAGTTGCCGTTAGTAAGCTCTATACCTCCAGTTACTTCTAGTTGTTTTAATGCTTTTACTTTTTCGTCACCACCGTCAATCCTAAGATACTGCGTATGTCCGCCGCTACCATCATCTGTTCTGAAAATAATATCTCCATCATCTTGATAGTTGCTTATATATAAATCTCCCGTAAGATTATCTATGGCACTATTAGTGCCGTTATGATACATTTCTAAATCAGGTCCACTTCCTAGTTTAAGTTTAACATTATCGGTAAATCTAGCTTCCCTACTAAACACAGTTATTGCTGCACCACCATCAACTCTAAAGTATTCTGTTACTCCACCTGAACCATCATCTGACTTAAATATTATATCTTTATCATCTTCTCCTTGCTGAATTATTAAGTCGTTATTGTCGGTAAATATTCTAGCTGTTCTGTTAGTGTTAAAGTTTAGCGCAGTGCCGTCTCTGAATCTACTGTTCAGTCCAGCTGTAACGTCTATTGCTCCATTGAAAAACGCTTCGCCAATAGCTCTAAAAGTTCCGTTTACGTCTAAAAGTTTACCAGGACTTGTAGTTCCAATACCAACGCTGCCTGTGTCTAATACTGTAAACTTTGTTGATTCGTTTGTCCCATCCATATCTCTGAAGCCCAAATTTATTTTTGCTCCAGCTGTGCTTTCTGAATCAACTGTTATATTCAACTGATGAACGGTAGCAGATAATTCATCTTGTAAATGATAAATTCTGGCAATAGAATCATCAACATCAAAGTTTAAAGTTTCTGCATTATACCTTCCAATTCTTAGTCTTGGATTTGCGGTTGCATCAACTTTAAAAATATCTATACTTTCAAAAAGACCTTTACCACTAACTTCGAGCTTTTCGCCAGGACTAGTAGTACCAATACCTACGTTGCCTGCGTGTGTAGCTGTTAATGTTGCAGAACCACCTGTAGCTAAAGTTAAAGAGGTATCATTAACTCCAGTTATATATTGATTACTATTGCCAAAATCAATTTCGTCCCCACTATTCATTTGAATACCGCCTGACAAATATGATTTTCCAGCCACGTGCAGTTTGTAAGTAGAGTTAGGGCTGCTAGTTCCGATGCCGACGGTGCCTAATGCATCTATTCTTAATGCATCTACTAATGTACCAGATGTTACTGGGGCAGTTTTAAAAGTAAACCCTCCTCTTGTTGGATTTGCTGATTCATATCCGTAGTAGCTTTCTAACTTTACTTGAACTGCTGAACCGTCGTTATATATACGCCCTCCATTTATAGAACTTCTTAAAAACTCAACTCCAGCTATATAAGGAGAAGTAGCGCCAGAATCTACCTTTATAAAAGCATTTCCTTCTTTATATACGTGTAATTCACTATCAGGGCTAGTTGTTCCTATACCGACATTACCTGCGTTGTTTACGTATAAATCTCCTCCTCCAGAAGCAGACCCATCTATCATTACACCACCGTCGCTATCATTATTGTATATTTCTAAATCACCATTTCTATTATATTCTATTATACCTTGTTCTGTTGATGATTTTTCAAATATAAGTTTTATAGGATTAGCGCTAGACGTTGTTGAAGTAAGTTTTAAAAAGTCTGTAGCACTACTTGATGATATTTCAAGCAACGAATCAGGACTAGTTGTACCAATACCGACGTTGCCTGAAGAGTTAATATGCATGACTGTAGTGCCAGCAAACCTCCAATTATAAAAAGTACCGTAGGAATTCATTTGGTCCTCTTCATAGTAGTTGGTTACGGAATCTTTTGCTATCTTTAAAATACCGCCATTAATAAACGTCGTTCCATCTACTTGTAGCTTAGATGCTGGACTAGTAGTTCCTATACCAACTTTACCGTCTTTATCAATACGCATTCTTTCGCTAATAGTACCACTATTTCCGCTAACTGTCCAAAATGACATTTCACCAGTAGCATCGTTATCTGTTCTTTCTACTAGTATTCTAGCGTTGTCGTATCCTCTGTTAGAGCTTACGTTAAATATTATACCTACACCAGTGCTATCTGTAGTAGACACATTTGACAGCTGTAGAGGGTACACGTCAGATCCAGGGCTTGTTTGTTCTATAGTTAACTTTTCAGAGGGACTACTAGTTCCAATACCAATTTTATTATTACTAATTGATATATTGCTAATAAAGGTAGATAAATCACTTGCGTTTCTACTTATATTAACAGCATTTAAATTTATAGCATCTACTTGAGCTTGTGTTGCACCAATTATATCGTCTGAATTATTAGCAGCAGATAAAACTAGCATAGTAAGTATAGCTTTAAGACTATCTAAATCTACATCTTTGTCGTATTTAAGTTTTCTACCAGCGTGATATGTGTTTTGAAATAATTCTTCAATCGAGTCTAAAAGTTCGGCTCTTGTTCTTTTATCATCATTATCTAATTCAACTTTAGCTAATGTAACTTTGGGAACTTTAATCCTTCTTTTTTCTCGTACTTGCGAATCTTTATAGTCTTCTTTACCTACCGCCATACTTAATCTTTTTAAAACCAGACATTTTTCCTAAGCCAAATGGATCTCTTGGATCTTGTTTAGCTTCTAGTTTAGCATGGTACTCTTCGTCTAAATTAACTCCATGTATAGATTCAGTATATTTACTAAGTTGTTTAGCCTTAGAAAAGTCCCCCTCCTTCATAAACTTATTAAACCTATATTTAAGATTTTGTAATTTAGGTTTTTTAGTCATGCTGTATACGACCACCTCCAGGATAGTTCATCTTACCACCCTTCATCATCTTCTTCATTTTACCACCATACATAAACTCTTTGTCTGATTTAGACATTTTTCCTCCATAAGCCATATAGCCCATTTTGTTTCTAACGTCTGTTGGTAATTTTGCTAATCCTGGATTTTTTTTAGAATCAACTGATTTTAGTTTACCACCTTTTTTCATTTTCTTTTTTTCGTACATATTAATTAAATGTTTTCATTCATTTCTTTTTTATTTTCCAAGAAAGATAACTTTTTGTCTCCTACAATCTTTTGACGCTCACCACGTCTTTCAATTGCATCAACAAGCGTTTGTCTTGTCTTATATATCTTTTCAATCCCTATCATTATCTTTTGTAGACCTTCAGCTGTATCTTCATCTATATGCATATTGTTCATATAGGTGGTAAACTGACTAATCTTTGTATTAAAAGCAATTAGCTGTTCGTCTAACGGATCAAACTGTAATTGTTTGTACTTATCAATAGCAGCCAATACCTCTGGTCTTTTTTCACCATACCACTCGTACTTACCATACAAGTCTTTATTGACAGCTTTTTTTCTTTCAGATTCAGTAAAATGTCTGTAAGGACTATCATAGTCACAAACAAGAGCTATCCACTTCATTGCTGTTGCTCCTAGCTTTTCAGCCTTTATAACTTTAACAAACTCTGGAATAGCCATAACCCCATCGTCTTGTTTTACTATGTCCCCCTGTTTATCTAACTTTAATAGATACATTTTACAAAAATATACTATTCTCCTTGATATTGCAAATCGTAACGAACACACCAAATAAACTCTGGGCCTGCTGGTTCGCTAAATCCTCTCCAGTCTTGCAAAAGTAAGTAAGACTCGTTTTCTATAGAGCTATAGGTTTGTTTCAATATAACAAAAGACAAGCTAGTTATTTCTTCTACAAGAGAGTCTTCATCATTTATTAGACTATCCATGTGATGATAATATTTCTCCATCACAAATATGTCGTCATTAATTACCCAAACGCTCCCGTGACTATTTGAATATTTATTTATCATATAACAAATATAGCAGTATAAAAACTAAATAACGCGAAGCGTTCGATTTTTTTCATACGAAAATCAAAGATTTTAATATTCAAAATCAAATCATATACGGATTATTACCGTATGTCTCTTTAAATAAGTAGGGATTAAAGGCCTGGTTAGGCATTTGCTGTAGCCTCATAATTACAGAGGGATCTACAAAGTTACCTCTTTGCGCAACATTTATTGGCATTTGACGATTAGGTAGCTTAGGACTAGCGGCATTGGCTTGCATCATTTGATTTCTAGCTACCATAGGATTAGCTTGTTTAACGTCTGGCTGTATTTCTTGCGGCTTTTCGTAAATATTACCAGCCTTAGCTTTTTGTAGTGTGTTATATATATTTGCCATTACCTTACGTATTTATTATATCCTTGCATAAACCTTTTGTATGAGGTGTTATCGTCTTGATGTTTCTTCATGCCTTTCCTATTATAATAATCCTTATAGTAGTTATACAGCCCCATAGGTGTATTTTCTGGCAAAGGAGCTGGAGAAAGACCATATACCTGTCTAGCGACAGCCACAGAAGCTAAAGGATCATCTTGTTTAAGCAACATGTTTAATCCAAAAGCATCGCTAGGTAATCCTAATTCATTATACCTTACCTTATACTTATCTCTTGTATCGCTCTCTTGTTGAAACAAAGTTTGAAAAGCATCATTATCTATTGACATAGGAGAAGCAGTATATGTTCTACCATAAGCATTTAAGTCATGCCCCATACTATTCTCCATAAATGCCGTCATAGTAAGCAAATTGTCTAGTACCTCTCGCGAACCTTCACTTTCATACGAAACAACCTTATCTATAGCATTTTCTAAACTCTGCTGATTATTCAACTTAACATTATTATTCTGTGCTGGTACAAGTATAGACTGAACTAAGTCGTGCATATACTTATTAGCATCTTGTACTGAATTAACTCTGTATGGATTATGTTTAGGTGTATGTGGCATTATTTTTTTTCTTTAATGGCATCCTCTAATATACTATATCTACTTGGAAACCTTCTGTTATCTGAATCACCAGTAAATATATTTTTTAAAAGCCAATCAAACTCTACTTCTGGTTTATGATATACATTATTATTTTCTATATAATAATCATCAGCATATCTTCCAGTAGTATACATTGGATTATTAGGATCGGCACCATAAATTTGAGTTCCAGGAGCTTCTTTAGCAATATAGTAAGTCTTCTCCATCAAACTAAGAGGAGCATAAGCATCAAAAGCTTGATCAACTACTTTACTAGCCATATCTACCCCATCCATTAATTTCTTGTACCTTTTATCACTCCTTAACCTTTTTATAGAATCTATCATCTTTCTATAAGGGTTATTTTGCTTTAAACCATAATTAGTTATTGATGTAGCTGATCTGTTTAACAAATTACCACTACCCAACAAAAGCATTTCAACAGGAGACATTGTAGATTCTGTCCTACCTTGTCCTTGTAAAGGTGGCATTGACAGCTGAACCTCTGGTTCTACAGAAACATTTGGTAAAGTATATGGACCGTAGATATTGTTATCATCACTCATAATGCAAATGTACTAAAAATTATGTGTATTTGTAGAGAAGGGATACTTTATGCTAAATACCCCCTCCCCTGTCCTATA